CTGCAGCTCCGCCATGCCAAGTTGCATCATGGGATCCTGCTGGCCCTGCGCCTGCGCTTGCGCCTTCTGCAGGTTCATGGTAGCCACCTGCTGCACGGCTGCGGCCTCGGCCTGCGGACCCTGTGCCCCCATGGCCATGGCAGCCTCAGCGTACTGGAGAAGCACATGTTCCTGCAGGTTGGCCTGCACGAGAGGCACAAGAGACTGGAAGATGGGACCAGCCCCCGGATCCTGGAGGAATGCCATCTTGGCCTGGATGTGCGCCTGGTGGTCCTGTCCCGGGAACGCCTTGATGGGCTTGCCCTGCACCAAGGCCATGAGATCCTCAAGGGGGCTGAGGGGCATCGGGTTCTGCGGCGGGGGCAGGATCTTGTCCACGTTGTCCACTTCCATGGCGGAGTAGACGCGACGGTAGATCTCCCGCATGTCGTGCATCTGCGGGTTCTGCGACGCCATCTGCAGCAGCGTGGTGGCCCTCGTGAGGCGGTGTGCGTTGCTGGGGGTATTGGGATCCGACGAGGGGATGATGTCCACCTCGGCATTCACGTCCAGAACGAAGATCTGGCGCGGAGCACCCTGGATGTCGTAGGGGTAGGCGCGCAGGTAGTCCTTGTCGATACGTCGCAGGATCTTGAATTCCTGCTTCTGGGCTGCGTGGATGCGCTTGTGCGTGGCACTGAAGAACTTGGTGCTGGCTTCCAGGAGTGCCAGCGTGGTGCCCACGGGGCCGTAATTGGTCGAATCCGCAATGACCTGCTCCGTGGTGTCAGCGAACTTCTGGCCTGCACCCACCACCTCCCTATGGAGGGTAAGGAGGGTCTGGCTGGGCTCCTTGTACGGGAGCGGGTAGATGGCCTTGGAGATGTCCTGGATAGTGGCATCCACGTCGCGCCACTCGCCCGCACCGATGGGATCGTTGCCGCCCACGACACGCATGCTCTTGAGCTTGAAGCCGCCTTGGAGGTTGGCGAACATGCCCGCATCCACGAGGGCCCGCATGGTGAGCGTAGCGGTCTTCGAGAGAGATCCGATGAGGTGGATCAGGCCCAGCCCGTAGAAGCCCATGGTGGGCACGTAACGGTAGTGGACGAACCACTCCAGCTTGCGCTTCTGCGGGTCCATGGGATCCCAGTTGCGCCTGATGCTGAGGACCCTTTTCGAGGACGAGTCCACCGTGACGATGTAGGGCAGGGGCCCATCCTCCGTCTCCGGCAGGTCGAACTGGAAGTACCCATGGTACTCATAGAGTACGTAGGCCTTGAAGTTCTCCGGGGCCGCAACACCCTGCAGCTCATCGACCTTCTGGGCGATGGGATTGAGATCCACCATGCCCGGGGCCCCAAGGGGCACGTTCCTGTAGAGACCGCTGGCGATATCGCCCTGCATGTCCTCTTCGTTGCGGTAGATTACGTGGGCGTAACGCTCGGCCCGACGGAGGTCGGGGGCGTTGTAGCTGACGACGAACTGGTCAACAGGGACATACTCTGCCACGGGTCTGTTGACGCCAGCGTCAAAATAAAGCTTTCGGAAGCAAGATCCCACAAGGGGAAGGGCGAAGAGGAGACGCTCGGTTTCGTCAAAGTACTCCACCATCTCTTCGAGGATCTGGTAGTTCATGAACTCCTTGAGCCGAGAGGCAGCAGCCTCCTTCTCGGGAGTCGAATTACCCCACACCCGGGTACGCACAGGACCCGCAGCCGGGAAGAGTTCCTGCACCGCCTTGCTCTGGAACTTGACCACGTTCTCCAGGAGCAGGGGATGATTGGCCCGGCAGGCCCCCTCGAAGGGCTCGGCGGCGTCGTCGATCTTCAGCCCCAGCTCGTCCATGCCCTTGACGATGAGGTTCTCCCACTCGGAGCGGGAGTCCAGGTCATCCCGGACATTCTCGCAGATCTTGTAGCCAATGGCCCCCAGATCAGACTCCGAGAGGTGCTCAGCCAGGTTTACATGGTGCTCGGAGATATCCGGACCCTGCTCCTCCTCGGGCTCCAGGTCCACATCCATGCCACCATCGTCCAGCTCCACCACGAGAGGGGACACGACGATTTCTTCGGGATTGGGATTCTGGACCGGCATTGGGCTAGTCTACCACCAATCCCCCAAACAATCAAGTGCTCCAGTAGGTCTTCCTCTTGCGGGCAGAGGGCTCGTCATGGACCTGGTCATCCTGGTTGTACAGGCTATAGCTATCCCTCAGGTACAGGAGGGCCATGGTCATGGCGTCGACCTGGTCATCATTCTTGCCCTTGGGGAAAGCCAGAGCCTCTTCAGTAAGGCTGTAGGCGAAGTCCTGCTCCTCCGGGAACCATACCCGCCCCGACACGAAGAAGCGCATCACGGCATGAACACGAGCCATCTTGTCCTGCCCCTTGCCCGGCACGTAGGGGATCACGGGGAGGCCAGCCCTCTGGAGGTCGGGGTACAATACCTCGCCAGAGGCCTTCTTCTCCACGATGATGCGGTCAGGGTTGTACTTCTTGGTGAGCTGCCGTGCCTGCTCCAGCAGCTCGGGGTACTCCCACTTGCCCCTCCTGTTGGCAAGGAGGAACGCATTGGGCACGTTGAACTCCTTGCCCCGGCTATCCTCGTACCCCGTGGTGAAGATGCCCCACACCTGCAGGACACTGTAGTCGCTGGTCTCTTTCTTGCCAAAGGCCGTGTCCGCACTCATGATGATGCTGTCGCAGGTGGGCAGGGGCTTGTCCTTGGGCCACCACTGCAGGTTCTCGTACTTGATGAGGTTGCCTTCCTCCCCCGTGGGCTCCTGCATGTACAGGGCATTCCACTGGGAGCGGGGCATCGTGGGGTCATCGCGCAGCTTCTGCAGGTACTCCGCTGGCCACCTCTCAGGCCAGTACGAATCCTCCCCCTCCGTAAGGGCAGGAATGCTCAGTACACGCCACTGCTCCGCCCGCTCGTCCCTCTCGGCATTGCTCAGGAGCCACCCTGCCAGGTCGTCCTCGTGCCACCTTGTGGTGACGATGAGGATCCTCCCATCTGGCTGGAGTCGGGAGCGCAGACCTCCGGGCCACCAGTTCTTGACGAACTCGCGGGCGCTCTTGGACATCGCGTCCTGTTCGCTCAGGGGGTCATCGATGATAGCAAGATTAGCGCCACGACCTGCGATACCAGCAGTAATACCGGCAGCGACATACCTACCTCCCTGTTCCGTATCCCACCTGTTGGTTGCCCTGCTGTCGCTCTTGACCCTCGTATCGAAGAGACTTTGGTAGTCCTCGCTCTGGATGATGTTGCGGGTATCACGCCCAAAAGCGTTGGCCAGTTCCTGCCCGTAGGACACCCCCATCACCTGCCACGAGGGATGCCTGCCCAGCACCCACGTAGGATAGAGCACCGATGCGTTGACGCTCTTCATGCTTCTGGGTGGCATGAAGATCATCGCCCTTGCACGTGGGGTCTCCTCCACCCACTGCAGCAGCTCCGCGATCTCCTCAAGGTGCCTGCCATTGACGAACCCCTCGGGGAGAATCCACGGTGCCGCATACTGCATGTATGCGTAGTAGGACTCCCTCGCCTTGGCCTCGGCAAGGGCAGTAAGCTCCCGCAGGAGAACATCCTCACTCAAACTTCACTCCCGCGATCTTGGCCAGGCGCTGGATCTCAGCCACCTTGGCGCTCTTGTCGCCCTCCATCCGAGAGGTCACGTTGAGGATGGCCTTCTGCTCCACGAAGTAGCCCATGGACTTGCCCAGCAACTCCGCCGCCCTGTTGGCCCCACTATAGTCCCCGTCCGCCATGGCCCTATCATAAGTCTCCATGAGCATCTGATGGTACTTGTCCCGCGTCACGTCGGCACGGATCTCGTCCCTCTTCTGCATCTGCTGCAGGCGCTCCTTCACCTTGGGCTTCCCCAGCCACCTCCGGGCCGTGACGTTGGGATGCCTGCCCGTATACCCGGCAGCCGTGATGGCCTTCTTCAAGTCCATGCTGGCCAGATACTCCCGGCAGAAGATCTCCTCCTCCGGAGTGATGCCATCCTCCCGGTGGATGCGCCTCAGCTCCTTTACGGGGAGCTGGGCCACCTCCAATGCCGCTACATCTATCACCTTGCTCATGCCACACTCGTCAGTACATGGTCAGTCACGAACGTCTTGAGGCGATGCACCTCCACGATGCTACGCCCCGTCTTGCTCTCCCTCCCATTGTTGCGCCACTCCAGGCCGCACTTGCGCAGGTCCTCCGACACGCGGGTCATCCTATTGCGCAACTGCAGCGACGTGGTGGGCCAGAACTTGGAAGCCTGCACCCTGGAGGTAAGCTCCACGAGAAGCTCGCCCCACGTCCCGCTCCAGAACTCCTTGTCCCTCATGAGGGAGATGAGTGCCTGGGCCACTTCGTTGAACTCCACGAAGTGCGCGCTGGACTCCATCTTGTTGCGCGAGTACGCCTCAAGGAACCTGCTGCCCGCCTCGCTTCCCAGCCCCGCATAGGCCCACCTTGCGAAGTTGGCCATCCTGGGAGCCTCATTGAGCCTTACGGACGCGAAGCCCTTCTGTGCCCGCGCCACGCAGTCGAAGATGGCTCCCATCAGAAGGGGCAAGTCGGCCTCGAACCCAGCCCAGAACGTATCGTCGTCCATCCTCTCGGCAGACGGAATTGCCGGAAGTTCCACATTGATGCTCCTGCTACTGAGGTCCTCGCGCTCCACGAAGGCAGGGATGCCGTTGAGCACTATGGGCCTGCAGGCCGTGAACGCTGCCTCATCGCTGTCCGTGTAGAGGGCCCTGCCACCCAAGGCCCCCGTACCCGTCGCTATGCGACAAAGGGAGTCACTCAGATTATTCTGCAACGACGACACGTTGTCAATGGCCAACACATAGGAATTCTTAACGGCAGCCACAAGGTCCCTGCCAGAACCGGGAGGCTCCCTCATGTCCCTCGCGTGGGGATCCACGAGGCGCCTCAGGAGCCGCGTCGTGGTACTCTTGCTTGAGCCCTGCTCCCCATTTATGATGAGCACGGGGTAAGGCCCACCAACCTTGAAGGCCCCCACCAGCCACGCCGCCAGCAAGTATACGTCATCTGGCTGGCACCTCACGTGCTTCCGCAGCAACTCCACGAGGTCCCCGCCCTCGCGCGGCCGCACCTGGGCCAACATCCCTGACGGCCTATAGAACCTTGGCGTCTCCCCCGTGGTGCGCACCACCTGCCACGTACCACCCTGCCACTTCACCATCTCGCGGCTGTCGTCCCCAAAGTCATACCAAAGGCTCCCGGCCTCCCCTCCGAGGCGCACGAAGGCACTCATGATGCGCTGCGACGCCAGGGCCGTACCCACGCACCACGCCTTTATCTCGTCGATGGCCTTCCCACTTGGCAACTTGCCGGGGGCCCCCTGCATCGCCACCATGTACACTATGCCCGTAAAGGCCTCGCTCTTCACGGGTACCGTATGCCGGACTGCGTCCATCCATACGTCTACGAACACGTCCCCGTTGGGAGTCCTCCAGGGCTTGAGGCGCTCGGCCACCATGCGAAAGAGCCCGGCGGGCCCCAGGATGGTGGAATCTTTCTGCTCTTCCATGCTTGTCTCCTTGCACTAGGCACGAGCACCATAGCCGCGTCCCCGGGGGAGATCCAGCAAAATGAATAGTTGACTTGCCCCACGAATCATGTCATCATGCGTGAGACCCCCGGTCCACCCCCCACCCCCCAAGACTCCCGGGGTGAAGAGGGTGAAGGTTGTGAGGGTCACTTTGCAACTTTTCCCACACTCCACTCTCCTTCTCTTTCCACTTTAGAGAAAGTACCCTCACAACCTTCACAACCCTCACCCTACCTTTCAAATCAACAACTTAGCTCTGAAGAGCCTCCCGCGAGTGTCTTCACAACCCTCACCCCGTTGCAACATTCTGCAACAATATGTGACTTGCACTTACGCGCCAACAGCGTATCTTGGCCCCGTTCCATCCTGGAACATGGCTGTGACCCTGCGGGGCCGGCCACCCACCACGTTTTTGAAGCCTGTCAATCACCTTACCCCCGCCCAAAAACCCTACGCAATGTGGGGCCATGGGTGGGGGCCTTTTCCCCAAAGTATTACGGAGTGCCAACTACCGGGAGGGTGAGATGCAAGAGTGGCATTGGTTCGCCATCTGCCTAGGGATCCTGTTGCTGCTGTGCGCCTTCTCGATGTAGCCGCTCGCAGACATTCCCAAATGTACCCGAACGCCCCCAAACTATAACATGGGGGCCGAAGGGCTCTGTGCGCAACGCAGCCTACAATAAGGAATCCTCAGCGGCGGCCGTAGCAGTCCCAGTCCACCATCTTGGTCACAAGCTGCCGGAAAGTAACCTCCGGCTCCCAACCCAAGGTTGCAATCTTGGCGGGGTTGCCCTCCAGCCAGTTGACCTCGGCGGGCCTGTAGTACCTGGGATCCCTCACGACGTAGTCCTCCCAGCGCAGCCCCACGCGGTCAAAGGCGTGGAAGAGGAAGTCCCCGATGCTATGGGACTCCCCCGTGGCCACCACGTAATCCCCCGGCTCCCGGGCCTGCAGCATCATCCACATGGCCCTGACGTAGTCCCCCGCAAAGCCCCAGTCCCTCCGGGCTTCAAGGTTACCCAGCGTGATGTGCTTTGAGCGGCCCGCCAGGATCTCGGAGAGTCCCAGCGTGATCTTCCTCGTGACGAACTGGGGTCCCCTGAGGGGGCTCTCGTGATTGAAGAGGATGCCCGAACACGCGAAGATGCCGTGGGACTCCCTGTAATTCTTGGTGATGTGGTGCCCGTAGAGCTTCGCCACCCCATAGGGGCTCCGTGGCATGAAGGGGGTGTCCTCGTCCTGTGGTGCAGGGGAGTTCCCGAACATCTCGGAGGTGCTGGCCTGGTAGAACTTGGTGCGCGGGGAGACCTGCCGCAGGGCCTCAAGGATGTGGAGGGGCCCCATGGCGTTGGTGTGGGTGGTGCTGGTGGCGGTATCCCACGAGGAACCCACGAAACTCTGGGCCGCGAGGTTGTAGATCTCGTCAAAGCCCATCTCGACGATGCGGCGCATGTCCCCCGGGGAGGATACGTCGCCCACGTGGAGGGTAATGTGGGGGCGCAACTGGAAGAAGTCAAGGTTGAAGAGGTTGGGAGTGTGCGAACGCACCACTCCGTGGACCTCGTAGCCCTTGCGAGTGAGGAAGTTGGCGAGGTAGGAGCCGTCCTGGCCCCCGATTCCGGTAATTAGGGCGCGCATGCCCAAATTCTAGGGCACTTGGGGCCCTCGTGCAAGCGAAAATTACGCTGCGAGGTGCGATTTCAGCATCCAGGCGGCCTTCTGGTGCTGCATCTGGCGCTCTGCGAGGAGGTTGGAGGTGGCCGGGTCGCTCTCCGCAAGGAGGGAAGAGGTGCGCGCCGCAAAGAGGGCGAGCTTTTCGTGGTCCAGGGCCAGGATTTCCAGCATTTTGGTGTGCTTGGGGGGCTTGGCGGGGATGGGATCCACGGCTTCCGCGTCGGCGTTGGAGTTGTGGGCGTGGGGGAAAGCGTCCAGGGCACGGATGCGCTCAGCGAGGGTGTCGGCGGCCTCCTGGAGTTCGGAGTACTGGGTGCCGAAGAGGTCGTGGAGGGGTCCAAAGGTGGGTCCGGTGACGCACCAGTGGAAGTGCTGGGTCTTCAAGGAGAGGGCCAGCGTGCTGTGGAGCAGGGTATCTAGGATTTTCTCGCAGGACATGTGCCTAGTATAGCGCATGTGGGTCCCAGGTGCAACCCAAAATTTGAAAATTTTCGTGGGAGGGGTCCCCCAAATCCCCCAAGCACATACGGCATGTTTTTCCCCGGGGGGTAGCAACGCGCACGCCAGATCGCTAGGGCCCCGTTGCAAATTAGAATCATTCCAGGTCCTGGCGCCGGGCATGGTAAAGCCCCCGGGAGCTACTGCCCCCGGAGGCCCTGCCGGTCTAGCGTTGCGGCGCGGCTACCAGTTCAAGCCGCCTCGAACCAGCCTTCGCGCCACCTTGATAGGCGACGTGTCGCTTTGATACGCATTCCAGATGGCACGCGCGTCTGGATCGAAATCATCCATGGCCATGCCCCATGCGCGCAGATGCGCATCCACCTTGCCAAGCCATGCGTCATAGGACACGGGCTGGGGAACGGAGCGCATAAGCGCTCCGCCCCCGGCAATACGTTGCCAGCGCGACATGTTAGCCGATGCTCCCATCGGCCATCTTGGGCTTGCCCGTCGCCGGGCCCTGCGCCTTGAGCGCCTCGGCGTCGCGCGCGTTCTGTTCTGCCCGCTTCACGGCCGCGGGCTTCAAGAGGCGCCTCGGGACGTACACTTGGCCCCTCAGAACGATGCCGCTGCCAAGCGCGACGACGACGGGCTGATAGGCCGCTTCCGCCCCGGCCTTGAGGCGCAGCTTGCCCGGGCTGGTGTCGCTCCCCGGATCCACCGTCACGGTGGCGGTGTAGGACAGGCTGGCGGTGTCGCTTGTCGGCGCCTTCACCATCTTTCCGTCGCTCCCGGCAAGGCCGGGCTTGTTCACGGTCTTCATGCTCTCTCTCCTATCTGGCCCATGGGGCCGTTGCACCGCCATGAACGGCGGCAACCGCCAAGAACCACGTTTCGCGTCGCCATGGAAGATGTTTGATCGATATCTTAGTCCATTTCGGCGCGGTGCCATTGCCCCGTTGCGGCGCAGTCTCGTCTTGACATTCCCGCCGCGCCGCGCCAGGCGCCGCCCCTGCTACGTTATAACGTTACATCGCCGTGGCTGCCTCGCCGCGCGGTCCCGTGTCAAAGGAAATCGTCATGCGCCAGGCGCATAGGTGCCATGCAGAAAATGCACTTGCGTTGCCCGGGTGATCCGTTGCAGCCCAGCGCCACGTTATCGAAAACGCCTCCAGAGGCCCTCCGGGGTGAGGGTACTCCGCGCCACCTTACACCCCAGCAGCGCCTCCAGGCCCTCCAAGCCCTTCACATCACTAGCAATTTCTCCAGCACACTAGCAACTCTAGCAACCCTCACCCGCAACCCCTTGAAACTACTAGCAATTCCACAAGGGTGAAGGTTGTGAAGGTTCCCGCGCCCCCTTTCCCCTTACTCTCTTCCTTCCTTGGGAAAGAAAAACAACCTTCACAACCTTCACAACCCTCACCCTCCCTTTGAAATCAAGCACTTACGGGTGAGCACCTGCCCCTTATCCCCTTCACCCATGCAATCTTCGTGCCAACCCGCCCCGCGCCCGGCGCATGGCTGCCATGCAATTTTTGCGCTGGCGCCCGGCCCGGCCGCGTGCCACCCTCCCGACCCTACCAACTGCCTCCGTTCCTGGAGGCTCTACAGAGGAGCTAGCAATGCGACCGATCTGCGATATCGCTGAGGAGATCCAGCGCGACTGGAAATCCCCCTATTTCGGTGCCGTGCCCTACCTCAGGGCCATGCACACCCTCATCGACCACACCTCGCGCTACGGCTACGACGATGCCTCCAGCATCATCCGCTACTTCCTCTCCAATGCAGCCTCCTGGAAGGGCGAAACCGCCAAGAGGTGCAAGGCTGAACTCCGTACCTTCCTCAAGGGAGCCTGACATGACCCCCCGTGAACTCCGCCAAACCACTCTCGACCACGTGGTCAAGTCGATGCTGGAACAGGGAAAGCCCTCCATGAGGGCCAGCACCTGCCGTTATCGTAGCGGCACCCATAACGAGCCCCTCTGCTGCGCTGTGGGCTTCCTCATCGACGAGGATCGGTACGATTTCAGCATGGAGGGCAAGAGCCCCATCATATTGGGGCAGATGAACCCCACCTCCAACCCCACGTGGCAGGAGGCCTTCCGTACCGAATCCGAGTTCCTCAAGGAGCTGCAGGACTGCCATGACAGTGCAGCCGTGGATTCCAAGTTCGATGACGACCCATTCATCGATGGGTTTCTCAGGCGAGCCAAGCGCCTCGCCAGGTCCTACAACCTCTCGTGGAGCTACTGACATGCGCCAAGAAGCCTTCAACTACGTGGTCAAGGGCTTGCTCTCGCAGGCCCATCCCTCCGCCGAGACGCGCCTCGGAACTACCGGGTGCCTCTACCGTGGCGGCGAGAACATCCGCTGCGGTGTCGGCTGGCTCATCCCGGACTCCATGTACTGCAGTTCCATGGAACACATGGGAATCGATGAAGTCCTCGACAACTTCCCGGCTCTTGGGGGAGCTTTCAAGCTCAGCCTCTTCACCCGGGAGGAACTCATGCTCCTCCAACAGTATCACGACGATGCTGCCATCAAGTTCTGCCGGGAGGGCAACCTCGCCAGCGACTGGCAACGCTTCATTCGGGAAGCCCTCTCCAACTTCGCTGCTGACTCCAACCTCAAGATGGAGGTCTGACATGACCCTGCAAGAGTCTTTCACCTTCCTCTGCCGCCATCTCATCGCAGCACCCCATCCCTCCATGCACCACCTGGAGGGATCCTCTCCCCTCTGCCAGTACCGTGGCAAGGATGGCGCCAAGTGCGCCGTGGGATGGCTCATCCCAGACTCCATGTACGACCCCGGCATGGAGGCCAAGGTAGTGACGCGCCTCGCAAAGCTCTACCCTGACCTCCTCGACCTCCCTTCGTTCCGTCCTTGGAACCTCGAACTCCTCGAACTACTCCAGAACTTCCACGACGATGCTGCCATCTCGTGGGATTCGGAGGAGCGTTCGTGGGGAGAGCATGCTCGCCGCTTCCTCCGCGACTTCGCGGACGAACTGGGCCTCGTCATGGAGGTCTGAGATGTTCACCATCGAAACCCGCTCCCTCAGCGGCTGGGAACCCTTGGAGGGCAGCTACGATCTGCTCTCCGAGGCCCTCGAAGAACTCTGGGAGATCCTCATCGAGGACCGCTTGGCCTACAAGGACGGCCACAAGTCCGACTACACCACCTGGGAGGACTACCGCATCATGCAGGGTGACGAACCCATCATCTCCTTCGACAAGTGACGACGCAAGGCTGCCATGCAAACTTTGCATGACTCGCCGCGCCCCGTCCGTGCCATGCTCCGCCCCGTTCTTCCCTCCATTCCGGAGATAACCCATGCAGAACCGTATCTACTCCATCGATAATGCCAAGGCTGCCAAGTCCCAGGCTCTCGGGTGGCTCAACGCCATCCACTACATGGCACCGCACACCCTTGGCGGCGCGGGCAATCTCTGCCCTTACAGCACCCCGGCCTGCCGGGAAGTGTGCCTCGGCTGGTACTCCGGCCACGCTGCCATGGTGAAGGGGGACGGTCTCAATAGCGTCCGCCAGTCCCGCATCGACAAGGCCCGGCGCTTCATGAACGACCGCCCGGCCTACCTCCGGGACATGGTCAAGGCCACCGAGTCCCTCCTCCGCAAGGCTCTCTCCCTCCAGCTCCAGCCCTGTGCCCGTCCCGATGGCAGCACCGACATCGGCTGGGAGCGTATCCCCGTGGTGCGCAACGGCATCACCTACCCCAACATCATGAGCGCCTTCCCCGAGATCCAGTTCACCGACTACACCAAGAACCCCCATCGCATGGGGCGTACCCTCCCCCCGAACTACCACCTCACCTTCAGCGCCTCCGAGTCCAACCTGGACCAGTGCCGCCAGTTCCTCCGTGCTGGCAAGAACGTGGCCATGGTCTTCCACTCCATGCCCACCTCGTGGGAAGGCTTCCCCGTCATCAACGGTGACCTCCACGATCTCCGGCACCTCGATCCCAAGGGAGTGGTCGTTGGCCTCACTCCCAAGGGCCGCAAGGCCAAGGCCAACAACACCTTCGTCCTCTAAAGGAGTTCCTCCATGTTCAAGCTCACGTCCAGCGTCCCCGTCCCCACCCCCCGCAAGGGTCGTCCCTGCAAGTATCCCTTCAACACCATGAAGGTGGGACAGTCCTTCCTGGCTCCCCTCTACCTGCGCCACAACATGCATGTCCTCGTCTCCTATCACAAGCGCCGAGGCAGGGGCGAGTTCACCTGCCGCACCACTCCCGAGGGCATCCGTGTCTGGAGGCTGGCATGATCTACATCATCAACCCCCCGGACAAGACGGTGCGTCCCGCTCTCATCGTCTCCTCGAACCTCGCGTTCCCCATCTACGACGAACCCTGGGGTGCCAGCTACCCCATAACGAACTGGCGAAAGGCAGGTCTCACCCGTCCATCCAACATCGTCATGTCCCAGCCCCTCACCCGGTTCAAGGTGCGTCGCCGCATCGGTACCCTCGACGTGGAGGATCGCCATCGGTTCCGTCGTGCGGTGACCCTGTTCCGCCCAGCCCTACGGGCAGAGATGACTGTGCTGTGAGCCTTCTCATCCTCTTCCTTCTCTCCATCCTGACCCTTCTCATTGTGAGGTAATCCCATGCTCATCGACATCTCCCAGACCCACGAGTCTTCCGGTCTCACCAAACTCTGCGACTTCCAGATCCAGACCAACGGCATCATGGTCAAGGCTCTGACTTCCCGCCTCTACTCCAATCCCATCTCCTCGGTGGTCCGCGAACTGGCATCCAATGCCCTCGACGCAGCACCCACCCAGCCCATGGAGATCCGGGTCCCCACCGCACTCGACCCCTCCTTCCGCATCCGCGACAAGGGTCCCGGCCTCAGCCGCACCTCCATGGTGGAGGTCTTCACCCGCTTCGGTGAATCCACCAAGCGCCGTGATAACTCCCAGATCGGCGGCTTCGGCCTCGGTGCCAAGTCCCCCTTCGCCATCGCCAACAGCTACACCATCATCTCCTCCCATGCCGGCACCAAGACCACCTACATGGCCAGCATCGGCAGCGACGGGATGCCCGCCCTTCACGAGGTCTCATCCCAGCCCACCAACGACACCGGGTTGGAGATCATCGTCCCGGCCAAGCCCTCCCTCAAGTGGGTCGAAGCCCTCTCCCAGATCCAATACTTCGAGCCCCGCCCCATCATCACGGGCTGCACCTACAACGGTCCCACCATCATCCACGAGAACCCCCAGTACCTCGTCATCTCAGGGGGCGAACCCTCCATCCTCGTGGGTCCGGTGGCCTACCCCCTCAACACCTCCCACTTCCAGCGGGTCCCGCCCTTCGTCCTCAAGTTCCCCATCGGCACCATCGAAGTGACCGCTTCCCGCGAGGAGATTGTCTACTCCCCCGCCACCATCCAGCGCATCCAGAATGCCATCGACCTGCATCGTCAGGACTACATGACCCTCCAGGATGACTTGGTTGCCAAGTGTACCACCGTCCCCCAGATCTGGCAGATCCTCAAGGGTTCCATCTTCGACAAGTCCTACATCTTCAATGCCCCCGGCGGCAGGACCTACAGGGTGGGTAACACCTACGTGGACATCCCGGGTGCCGCCTACCGGAAGCTCACTGCCTCCGACCGGAAGCGCAAGAGGTGGAATGGCACTTCCCACTCCGGGTCCAGCCTCTACTTCTACTCGGAGGACGTGGCCTACCTCGAAGACGACAATCGCAAGATGCAGGAGCGCATCGAGAACACCCTTCGTAACCAGCCCAACTACAGCCCCGGCACCGACGTGTACGTGGTGAAGGACCGTACCCCCTTCGATGAC